CCACTTGGGAGATTCTTTTTCTTCTACAAACGGACCCTTCATGATACCAGTACCAAAAAGACAAAGTTCGAAGGTAGCTGCACGAAGATGCTTCTTGGCCTCCGATTCTTCTAGCTGGTCGTGGATCTTCTTTTCCATTTTCTTTGCAGAGTATTCCGCAGGATAGAAGTTAACGCCAGTTGGGGAAGGAGAGGGGCCTTCTCTCAGATCATCCTTTACGGGATCCAGAGTTTGTTTCAGTCCACCAAGTCTATTCATGAACTGGTTATAGGTTTCCCCCGGCTGTAGCGTAGGGCTGGTCTGCTCTTTGACTTCCTCTGGAACTTGAGGGTTGCCTTCGAAATGAACAGTATCCTCCACACCTTCAGGAAGAGTGGTAGGCTTAATGGTAAGAGGAAAACGGTTATTGCCAAAAAGAATATCACAAACCTGACCATAAGCAGCAAGAACTTTTGTCTTCGTAATCTTTACAAAAACTCTGGATCTTTCTGATTTGGTAAACTGAACATCAGGTCCGTATTCACCACGATAATTCCTGTAGGCTTTTAGCCAGCGAGGTTCCTGAGTTTCCCTTGCCGTAGAAGCTTTGTTGTATTTTTCCTGAATATATTGTGCAATAGAACCTGAACGCTCATCCGAGGAATCATCATTGTCCTCCAGATTAGTCATTTCTACTTGCTCGATATTGGTTGTTTCATCTACCATTTAGTACCCCATTACCGGATCTGCAGCTTGAAAGCCTGTCCGTGGTTTGTCAAATCCAAAAGAGTGAGTGGACTTGGGTCTTGTCATTACACCGTATCTCAGTGCATCGTAAAGGTGGTCTTCGCTTTTCGTATCAACATCTTCCGGGTTGTTCTTGTCCAGAGGAATGGAGGGAAGCTGTTCGATAAGGTGTCTACAGTTTTCAAATATTACAAGCCTTGGCTCTTCAGTAAACTCATCTACCTGCAATCTTCTGTGAACTTCGTTCTTACCTGCAACCCTTGAGCCTCTGCTTCTATCCGAAGGTCTCCACCTGCACCCCTTCTTGTTCATCTGTTCTGCAAGACTTGGGCCTCTATCTCCACGTTGATGCCAAAGAGAAGAGTCGAGAACACCGTAGTTCATTCTTTCTCCAGCTTCTGCTTCTATCTCGATAATCATATCCGCAAGATCTGTGGCGGTAACCTTGCTAACATACAACTCTCTGTAGACAACAAGCTGTTCATCAGGTGCAACTGCAAACCAAAGAACGCCAGAAAAAGATCCGTATCCGTAGTCACAAGCCCTGAACTTAGGCCAGTGATCGGGTATGTCGAAAGGCTCAATTACGTGGATCTTTCTATTGAATTCCGTAAAGGCTGCCCCTTCGGAAAGATCCCAATCGCCTTCGAGAAGTTGTCTCCTTTGCTGCTCTGGAAGACCAAGAAGGTTAGCTTCATACCGTCCATCCTCAGCAAGATAGGGGTTGTCAGACAGTCTGGCAGGAATAAACCTTCTCTTCATTAAGGGCTTACCTCTTAGACTCTCGACGGAGTGATCTTCAGGGTAGCGCATGATTTCGTTTGTATCCGGGTCGGTAGCCCAGAAAGATTGCCCCCAGACAGCAGGATCGATAAACATCTTCTTGACCCAAAAATGGCCGATAGATCCTGGATTAGAGGTAGCCCTCATGTACAGGCCAGTCCCTTTGTCACTACGAAGACGAGAATAAAGATAGTTCCATGCATAAGGGCTTGACCAGTGAGTAAGTTCGTCAAAACCAATCCATTGGAAGGCATGACCTTGATATCTTTTTACGTCATCGTCTTTGTCGAGATAAGACAACCAAAGAGTTGCCCCACTAGGGAATACCCACGTTTTTTCTCTCTCCTTGTATTTGGCATCAGGGATAGCTTGTGGGTAGAGGTCTTTGGTAATTGCTTCAATTTCTCTCAGTTCATCCAGAGTTCTTCTAAGCAACAATCCTCGCCAACCTCTGGTTCCAAAAGATCTGAACGGGTCTGCACAAAGGGCGTAGGACTTGCCGCCACCTGCTGCTCCACCATACAGGACTTGTGTTTCACTGGCAGCAAGGAATTCAGTCTGTGGTCCCGGGTTGGGTTGAAAGATAACTTGATTTTTTGGGAGGGATCTGGGCTTTGGCTCCGCAGGTACACTTGGAGTAGGTTGCGGGTTTTCCAGGGTAAACCTCCTCGTATGTTCTACCGAGGAATCTTTCTTCGATTTTCTTGGCCTTCTCTGCCGCCTCTTTGGCTGCCCGGATGTAACGCTCATACTGAATGAATGCCCTTCGTTTCTTTGCAGATTGCCTGAGCCTGTGTCTAAGTCCCATCTTGCTGATCTGTCTGCCGGTTCTCGTAGTCAACCATGCAGCAAGTTCTTCGTAAGTATAGTGACCCTGTTTCCTGTACTTTTTTGCTTGAGCCAGATAATCCAGTTCTATAACTACGGGAAGCAATACTTCAGGATTATCGGGGTCTTCCTTGTAGCCGAAAGGAATTACACTACCTGTCTTTAGAATTGGGAGATAACCTTTTTCTTCATCTTTCTGATCAAGAATTGGCTCCGGTATCCACATCGTCATCGTTGTCTTCTTCCTTCTTGGGAAGCACCCACACAGGGACAGAATCCCCCTTGACTTCCACTTTGTCCGTAGCTTTGAACCCAGCACGATCAAGGATGTCTTTAGCTGCAGCCAGCTTGTCCTTGTTGCCCAGTGCGGTAGGGTCATCAATAATGGATTCGATTGCAAATGCAGCCTTTACGCCCTGCTGCACGAAGATCTTGTGAACCTGCTTGGAAATTTCAGGGGCAAGATCATTAAGAATATCTGCAACTTTGGTATTATCACTGTATCCAGCCATACGCTTGGCCTCACCAAAGTTACCCTTGGCCTCCCCAAACAGTGCATCAATAAAAGCTTGTTGTTTTCCAGTCATTATTTATATCCAAGTAAGCTAATTAAAAGTTTACCTGCAGTGTAGTCTGCATCGGTAGTAGCTCCAGCAACAAGATAAAGATATTCGCCATCGGAAGGGAAAGCAGTAAGAACCTTGCAGTCTCCAATAGCATGATCGCCGGAATCTACAAGTTGAGTTTCGGTAAGACCTGAGATAGCATCATCTTCAGTTCCGGTAGCTTCGACTGCGGAGTAAAGATCAATATCAGGGTCTCCACCAGTAGGGGCTTCATAGCAAACAATGTTACCTGCAACGATGGTCCCCATCTGGTCTTCATCAATCCTGGTAAGGTAGCAAGGATCAGACGTACCATCTACACCAATAATGTCACCGGAAGCAGTAGACCTGAGTCCCGTCAGATCGATGTAAATAGTGATAGAAAATAGACCCTGTTGCCTACCTGAAACTGCGCGAATAAGAGTTCCAGTACCATTAAGACCATCACCATGAGCAGGAGGAGTTATCCCGTTAATCATGTTGATCATCCGGTTAGCGGGATTGTCAATCGTAGTTAAAAGTCGAAGCCTGTCGCCTAATTTTGCCATAATTTATTCCTTATGGGTAAGCAGTACTTGTAAGCTGTCCTGCGTAAATGTAATCACCCGGGGTGCCCCCATAAATTTCTACGCCGTTTGTATTGAAAGAGGGAGTTCCGCTAGATAGGAAGGTAAGTTCAAGACTAAAGTTAGTATTGTTTTCTGTAGAGGTCATTTCTATGAGATACAATCCGCCACCTTGATCTGTAATAGTTGCGGAAGGATTTACTGTTACATTGAATCCTTTAGATTCCTGAGTTACTGTTCCTGTTTGCAGGTCGTAAACACAATGAGACCACCAATCTGTAGCTCTGTAGTGAAGAAGACCAACATATCTTTGACTACTATCGTACTTCACATAACAAGAAGTTGTTTGCTCTGATTCAGTAGCAACTACAGTATTATCTGGGCCAATACCTTTCCACTTGTTAGGAGTAACATCAAAGATCTCGATCTTGGTCATGAACAGGTTACACGGACCTGCAGTCTCTGAGCTAGAACTTACTGCAAGACTGTCACCAAAAGAAGATACAATATTATAGTTTTCCCAGTTTGCAAGGTCGGAGTCTTGAGGTGGGCAACCATCACCAGAGCTTGACCAATGAATTCCATAGTGAATATATGCTCTCATTAGACAGAATCCGTGTA